GTCGTAGAGTTTCTTGCCGATGGCGCGATACTCTTCCGAATGGTCGATTTCGTAGCCGTAGCCTACTTCCTTGTGCTTCTCCTTGATGAGTGCCAGCGTCACCTCATCTTCGATGTCGGGGTTGCGCAGAATGATACCGTTGTCGGCAAACTCAATGTCGAGCCGCATTGTCTCGACGGGGTTGTCTTTTACTTTTGCCATAGTTCTTGATATTTTAGAAGTTGTTATCATTCTTCATGCGCTCATTTTCATCTCGGATAGCGTCGTTCAGCGTTGCCTTCAGTTCGCGCAGGTGCTGGAAGGTCTCGGCGGGTGTGCGGGGACAGCCACGGACGAATGAGCGCAGGTTCGGGGTGGCGAAGCCGAACTCGGAGGCGTCGCAGATGTACTGCTGCCACTCCTCGTACTGCTCACGAGTCACGTCGGACAACACGCAGTAGATGATGTCGTCCATGTTGATGGTGAGCATGCCGTCGCCGTAGTCGTACACGCCGCCCGTCTCGTCGCCTATCCAGTAGCCGTAGTGGGCGTCGAGTTCCCACATGCGCAGCAGTTCCACGAGGAAGCCGTTGCACGCCTGCTGCCATTGCTCTTTCAGTTGTCGCTTGATAGCGTCTTTTGCCTTTTTCATAATTTCGTTAATGTTAAAAATGAAGAATTACCACCGCTTAACAAGTTTGCCGATGGGTTCCATGCCCCAATGTAGGCGAATCTTGTCACGACGGATTGATTTGTTACGCGAAGCCTGACAGCGTTCCACACGGATGCGCCGCTGTTCGGGTGTTTCTTCCTGAGTACGGCGACGCGCATTGTCGCCACGGCTCAGCAGATAGAGATTGGAGAGATCGCAGTTCTGACGATTGCCGTCACGAAAGGCGACCACATAACCCTCTGGCACTTCGCCGTTGGCTTGCTCCCAGACGTAGCGGTGTTTCAGCACCATCTTCTCCGTCATACTCACCTTAATGTAGATGTAACCGTCCTTGCTCACTCGCTCATGTCCGACGGGCTGAGTGTTGTGCGGCAACTGCCCAGGCTGAAACCTTGTGCGGCTGCTGCGCTCGATACCTTCTTTCGACATGAACTCTTCGATGCGCTTTCCCTTGTTCGGTGGCTCCTGACCTTTCACGAATCGGTGTGCAATCGCCGCAGGGTGTTGCGCTCCGATACGACCAGCACGGACGCTGTAGTCTCGCGGCTTGCGAAGCCCTAACGCTTGCGCCTTGGCGTATATCTGTTCGGGCTTGCGTCTCAGCCGTTGGCAAAGTACCTCGGTGTCGCGGTCGGCATAGTGGCGAATGAGATACGCCACTTGCCGCTCAGTCCATTTGCGCCGTTTCATTTGATACGCCCTCCGAACTTTGCGCTGACTTCACGCTCGGCATGAACACCCTCGATGTACGATGTCTTGCTCAATTCGGAAAGCATTTCGTGAACTTCCGTCAGGCTCCTACCCTGACAGGCAGGAGCGAGACGGTCAACCCATTGCGCAAGGTTCTCATCCTTCCGCTTCTTATATTCCTTCTTCATACGTCTGCCTCGTTGTCATTACCATTGAGTTTCTGATTGAGGTGCAACATGAAGTCGGGGTCTTTGTCGGGATTGATAAGTGTGCCGACGTAGCCACGCTTGCGCAGTTCGTTTGCAATCGTCCACTCGCTGATGTTCTCCAGTTCGCGTGTCGTTGTGAAGTTGGCATCTTGGAAGTCCTTGATGCGCTTGCCCCATTCCTGCTCCAGCGCAAAACGGCGGTCGCTCAGTGCTATGCGCTGCTGATTGAGCTTTGCCTTGCGCTCTTTCAGTTCATGGATTTGGCGGTCGATGGCCTCCATGTCGTCCTTCACTTCGCCTTGCAAGCGTGCAATGGCGGTTAATGCTGCGCCTTTCTGAACGCGCAACTCTCTCATCTGGTTCTCAAATTCAATCTGTGTCATAGTTCCTTGAATGTTTTTTAAATGTGAGAAATTTGTGATAATTGGTGATAATTCGTGGTCGCTATTCACTCACTTTCCCTTCGCCTAAATCGAAGCAATAGAGCGCGTCGAGCAGTCCGTGAACGGGGTCTATCTTGTTGCTGTGGCCTGCCCCTTTCACGATGCGCCTGATGGGTGGGTCGCCCTTACTCTCCACGGCGCAGTTACCGAAGCACCAGGGCCACAGGGGACTGTCGGAAAACTCCATCCATGCGTCCAGGCTGAGCATCTTCTCTTCCAGTTCGGTGATGCGGGGGTTCTGCGTGAATGATGTCTGACTGACGGGTATCACCATGTGCTGGATGGCGTCGGCAATGTCCTTGGTTGACATGCCCTCGCGCTTCTGGAAGAGGGTTTGCAACCACGCCTTCAGATTGTTAATCGGTGTGAGCGACTGCGCTGGGTCGTAGCCGAAGTAGTAGATATTGATGCCCTTCTCCACCAACTCCGCAATGCGGTTGATGGCGTAGGCACTGTCGAATACTTCACCAGGGCATTTATGCAACCATCCCTGCTCCACCCACTGCTCATATAGCGGTCGGTTCGGGCTGTCGTTCATGGTCTTCTCCAGCACCCAGCAATCGGTGTCAACAAAGAAGCGGCCCTTCATGGTGTCGCTCGGTAGCCAGTCCACAGCCATATAGGTAATGGCAAAGAGGTCATCTCCCGAAGAGAAATCGAGACCACAGAAGACGTGCCACCGCTCGCGGCCCTGCCCGTCGATGAACTGGCAGTCGTCTATGCGCTTGCCGCCGCTGGTCTGTAACTGTCGGATGCGGTCGCCGGTGATCCACTTCTGAATGCGCCCGGTCTGCCACATATTGAAGTCCTTGGTCAGCACCTCCTGTTTGGTGTCTTCGGTGCCGGTGGCTGCTTCGTGCAATCGTTCGCGGTAGTAGGTAGGCTGTACGGTGGTGCCGATGCTTCGGTTTACCTTCTTGAAGAGTTCGGGGTCATCGAGTTTGGTCAGGTCGTCGGTCAGTTCCCACTTGTCGAGTTGCAAGAGGAATGCACACCAGTTGTCTTCGGGCGTGCGGCGGGGCTGTCCGAGCGGATAGTCCAACTCTTGCAACAGCGATGCTTCCACCTGCTCAATCTTGGTCTTGTAGGGGCCTTCCTTGATGCGTCCGGCGGTGGTGGTATGGAGCAGCAGCTTTTCACGACGGGGACCCGTTGAACCCCAACACGTATCGACTGCCGCTTGCATGTCGGAGTGGGCGTTGACGTAGCTCGCCTGTCCGTGCTCGTCGGCATGAACCACCGAGGCGTAGAGTCCATCCTTCGAGGTCTTGCCCGCTGCCATGCACTTAATTTCGCCCTTCATCGGGTGACCGGGTTGCCAGTTCAAACCCTTTCGCGTCATGCGGAAGTATTTGCCGCCCATGCGGTTGATACAGGTCGGGTCGATTTGCATGGCAAAGTCCTTGATGGCTTCGTAGGCTATCTGGCTCTGTTCGCTGCTGTTGGTACAGATGAGAGCCTGCCCGTTCACGTCGCCCAGGAAGCACACCTCGGTAAAGTCCACCGCGCCGCCAAGCTCCGTCTTTCCGCTCTTACGGGTCAGGAACCAGTGCGCCTCCTGAGTGAGCCGTCGCGTGTCCCACACCTCACCATCCTTCACCCATTCCGTAGGCAGCAGCATGTCGCCATCGTAGTAGGTACGCTCCATCGGCACGTCCACCTTGTAGGCGTATATTTCGAAGATGAGCCATGCCTGAAATGGCATCAGTCGGACGTGCATATTGCCGCGTGGAGTGTCGAACCGCAAACCGCCCTTTACGTGTCGCCCGTTCTTCCACTGTCCCTCGATGGCTCGCAGCGACCGCTTCACCCGTTCGGGGTCCATGTCGTAGGAGTCCATCAGACGCATTTCCTTGCGAATGCCTAAGAGTTCGTAGAGGTTGGCATGACTGCCGTCGTTGCTGATAGCGTCCTCGATGTAGGCCATAAGCCGCGGGTCGATGGAGTTCAGTCGGTTGGCACAGTCTGGCAGATGCGTCCGCAGATCGTCGAGACATTGCGCCTTGGCTTGCCGCAGTTCTTCAAAGTCGTTGGTCATACTATTCCGTCAATAAATTCATTGAGTTTTGTGGTTGGGTCGTTCTCTTCAATTTTCCTGGCTGACTTCTTGATGCGGTCGGGGTTGATGGTGTTCGACAGACCCAGCTTGTCACGCCATACGCTGATACTTTGC